GGCGTGCCCGCAGAGAACAACCTGCGCCACGCTCTGCTGCAGATGCCGCCCGGCTCGCTGATGGTGGTGTGGCAGGGCACCCACCCGGGCAGGCTGGGCATGGGCCTCACGTTCGTGCACGACTTCGCGATCTACATGCGTGCACCAGACAGTGGCGACGTCGGATACGAGGATCTCTTCAACGCGATCGTCAACGACTCGCCGGCCGGCAGCACCCTGAAGAACCTGCACATCGAGGTCGATGTGCATTGTGAGCCTATGGATTTCTTTTTGCCGTCCGCGCAGCGCAACGTGATGGTGGTAACCGCAGACGGCGGCACCTTTGAGTACTTCGAGGTGAGAGTGAGTTTAATCGAATCTGGTCTACCAGGAGGGGAGTGATGCTCGGTAAAGAGATGGTGTTCATGGAGTCGCCTACCGGCGACGAGGTAAAAGAGGTCGAAGCGACAGCGGAGGTACTCACTCCGCTCATGGTGAAGGGCTGGCACCAGGTGCCGGCGCCTGCGAACCACAAGCCGGCAGCCCCGGCAACGGAGTAAGCGATGGCGAATATCAACGAATTGATGAACGGCTGGGGGTATGGCGCGCAGGCCGATATCGCCACTCCTAACGTGACCGGCAAGATCTGGCGCGTGACCAACCTAAATACCAGGCCGTGGGCCAAGGTGCCGGTCAATGAAGATGATCGCGCCGAGATTGGTAAGGGCCACGAGTTCGCGACTCAGTTATATAAGAGTCACATGAACATGCCAACTTACGAACTGAGTAAGTACGCCTCCTCGGAGTTTCTCACCTGGGTGATGGCGTTCTCGCTCGGCAACACGGTAGTGACTGGCAGTGGGGCTCCATATAACTATACGATTGTGCCGGCGATGGGTCCGACCAACCCCATGGGCCTGGAACTGCCGTACTTCTCATTCGTGCAGCAGATCCGTCCGGGTGGCTCGATGATTCTCGACGAGATCTTCGTCGGCTGCGCGGTCAAGTCCTGGCGCCTGTCGCTGAAGAACACCCCGGGCCGCGCGAGTGCCATGTGCGCGGCGGAAGTTGTGACCACCGGGAAGTTCACCAGCCCGAGCACGATCACGCTGCCTGCCGTGACGCCCTGCCATGAGTTCAATGTCGGCATGGTCACCGCGCTAAGCATCAACGGTGTCGATTACCTGACAGGTGGCAGCGGCAAGCAGTTCGTCTCGATGGACGCCTCCTGGGATAACAACTTCCGGTCGGGCTTTTTCCCGGGTTCCGGCAACCAGGACGGCTACCAGACACAGGGCCGTTTCGAGTGGGGTGACCGCACGTGCGGTCTGCAGTTCGTGGTCCGCGTGCAGGCCGGCTCGACTGAGTACACTAAGCTGGTTAATCAAACGACCGGCACCGCGACCATTACGATCACCCGAGATGCCAACAATACGTTTCAGATGGTGTACCAGAAGATAGGATTCGAGGTCGCGGAGCTGAGTAACACCGACGGTATCGTGACCCTGCAGATCACCGGCGCGCAGATGTATGACGCGACCAACGGCCTACTGACCGTCACCACCACGACCCCGCAGGCTGGCATTGCACAGTAAGTGTCTCCCCGTGGGATAGCATCTCAGGGCCAGGCACCCCCGCTCTAATCGGCGGGGGTGCCGTCTCAAAAATTCATGGAACAATCTAAACCGATCTTCGACGCCACGAAGCCGTTCGTGGTGCCGATCCTCTCCGGCGGCGAGAAGCGCTGTGAGGTACGTTTCCCTTCTGACGATGAGTGGGCAGCCTGGGCGCGGTCCCAGCGCACGGTCCGCAATTTCCTCGGCCGAGGTAAGTCGCAGTCTCGCGACCTGAACATGGAAGAGGCGAACGTCGCACTGTTCGAAAAGATCCGGCTCGACAAGGACGGCCCCGAGTTCGACGAAGCGGAGGCCGGTATGGTGATCGGCCGCATCGAGCGTTGCACCATCACCTCGATCGAGCGCGACGGCAACAATTACGTGATCGAGATGAAGGTGCCCGGCGCCCGCGTGACGCACGTGCTGCGCATGCCGACCGCGAAGGAGATGGCCGACCACGATCGCGCCTCGGTGAGTGTGGTGGCCGCCCGGCGCTCGGTCGAGACGCGGGCCTTCCTGGAGCCCGGCGGCGAGCTGTACGACAAGCTGCACGTGTCGCACGAGGGTTATGCCGGCGCGGTACCGCTCAACCACAAGAGCGCGACCGTGTCCGAGATCGTGGCCCAGCTGGCGATCGAGGGCGACGACGACCCGGAATAGCATTGCCCGGTGACACGCCGGGCGTGTCGTTCCTGATCCGCTCAGTCCTGCATCAATCGGAGCTGTGCCCGAAGGAGGAGGACTGCCCCGACCACATCTATCGTTGCAGACGGTGCGGCTATTCCGACTCGCGCGAGTTGGATGGCTGCCCGGCCTGCGGCGCGCCCTGGAAAGAGATTGATGTCGTTCATGGTCCGAACTGCCCGAAGCTGCAGGTGGAAGAGGCCATGGACTCGCCGATCGGTGCGTTAATCCGTCGGTGCTTCCGGCTGCTCTCCGACCTCAAGCTGGGTTTCCACATCACCCTGGCCGATATCACAGAGGAGGAACACAGGGTGATTGAGCAGATCGAGCACCAGCGGCAGGAAAAGGTGGATGCCGGCGACGGTGCTCCGGAGGGGCTAATCCAGGCGCTACTGCGCAGGAGGGGTAGATAGATGGCGAAGTTCCAAACGGTCGTAAAGCGCGCGCGGTTCTCGTACTCACCGTTCACGGCGTATGAGATGCAGGGCTTCGCCCAGGCGCTCGCCGACTCGATCAAGGATCGAATCCACAGCGGCCAGAACATCTACGACCAGGCGGCCGCGCCGCTGAAGCTGCCGTGGGGTGCCCGGGCGTCGGTGATTCGCAACTCCTACCCCAGCCAGAAAGCCAAGCGCGGCCTGCAGGCCATACGCGACTGGACCTGGACCGGACACACCCTGCGGTGCCTCAAGGTGCTCACGGTGAATCAGAACCGTGCTGAGATCGGGTTCCTGGATGACACCATGCCCGGCCGCACTGCCAGCGCCTCGCAGATCGCCTGGTACAACAACCAGCGCGAGCGTCAGTGGGGAGTGTCACCGCGCGACCGCGACTACGTGACGAACCTGATGCTGCACTACCGTCCGATGGTCACCCTGCAGGACATGACCCAGGGCACCTACTTCGCCGGCATGCGCGCGGCGGAATTCAACCAGTACATGAGCGGCACTAACGGCATGGCGAGGGTAGCGTAATGGCGGACCAGATCGAGAAAATCAGACTCGAAGCCGAAGACGTCGTAACGCCGGCTGTCACCAAGGCGAATGCGGCTGTCGATACCTTCGAGAAGAAGGTTGAGTCGGCGCTCAGCAAGGTGGTCCGTATCACCGATCAGTCGCGCACCTCGGTGCAGCGACTGATCACCTCCATGGAACGCCAGGCCGAGCTGGCCGGCAAGAGTGGTTCCGAGCGCCTGATCGTGCAGCAGCAGCACCTGCTGGAGGTCTGGAAGAAAGAACCGGCCGCGATTGACGCGATCACGAAAAGCATGGAGAAGCAGATCGAGATCGCAAAGAAAGCCGAGGCGGCCCAGGCTGAGATCGAGCGCAAGCGCAAGGAATTGGACGAGGCGCAGAAGCGCACCGAGGCCGGGCGCCAGGCCCAGGGCTGGGCCTCAGATCCTTTCGGCACCCTGAAGGGCAAGGCGGCCGAGGCACTCACAGCGATCGGCCCCGTAGGGGGTGCTGTCGCCGGGCTAACAGCGGCATTCGCCGCGCTCTCTGTTGGCGCGTATGCGGCTGCAAAATCGCTCGGCGAGTACGGCATCCAGGTGCGCGATGTCAGCCTGCGCACGGGCCTCACCACGAAGGAGGTCGGACAGTTTAGCTTCGCCGCCAAGGCCGCCGGCAGTGACATCAGCGCATTCGAGGGCGCCATGCGCAAGCTCTCCCAGGGCCTGAACGAGGGCAGCGAAGAAGGCAAAAAGGCGCGCGAGGCGCTGAGTGAGCTGGGCATCCGGACCCGCGAGCTGAACGCGGACATACGGCCCACGCGCGACATCTTTCTGCAGATCTCGGACCAACTGCGGGCGATCGAGAGCCCCACCAAGCGCAACGCGGAGGCGATCAGGCTGTTCGGCCGCCAGGGTGTCGAGCTGGTCCCGGTCCTGGTGCAACTGCGGGAGAACTTCATGCGCGCCCGCGAGCTGGGCCTGGGCTCCAGCGAGGAAGACATCAAGCGCTGGGAACAGTATCACAAGACCATCACCGAAATTGATAGCGCCTGGGACCGGCTGGTCCGCAAGATGAAGCAAGGCGTGGTCGCCAAGATTGAGTGGGTTTGGGGCACGCGCGATTGGGGTAAGGAACCAGGCGAGGAGACTGGCGAGGACTCGCTCATGCCGAACCTGCGGCGGTTTCTGCTGCACGGCAAGTGGGCCGCGCCCGGGCCGCAAGGCAAGAACATGACCGAGCCCAAGGTGCCGGCCGGGCTCGGCGATGAACTAGCCGCCAACGACTTCGTGGCCGGTGTACTCAAGCGACGCAATGGCACTCTGGAGGGCGCCGAGGCGAACCTCACCAGGCTGAAAGAAGCGGCCAGTAAGGCCCGCACCGAGTTTGAGTCACTGGAAAACTCGGGCGCCGGCATGGCTGCTGTGACCAAAGCCAAAAAGGCAATGGACGCCACCGAGGCGTCACTGAAGACCCAGACCGAGTTAGTCAAGATCCTGCAGAAGGAAGAGTCTAAACGCATCGAGTTACTGGAGAAGACCCGCGACCTGGAGATGCGCGGCGCGCAGTACCAGGCCTATGTGATTGGCAACCTGCCCGGCCAGGTGCTCCAGCAGTACTTCTACGACGAGCGCGGGATTCAGCGCCTGGATAACGGCGGCTATGCGGGTGGGGCTCCGCGCAGGAGAGTCCCGAGTCTCCGGCGCGGCGGCGAGCAAAATCGGTTCGCGTGGGCTCCCCTCGAAGACAACATGCTGGCGCCTGGCATGCAGGAGTGGGGCACCGAGACGGTGTTCGTTTCGCCTGACGAGGTGCGCAGCGCGCCGTACACGGCGGCCGAGCGCGAGCGGGATAAGGCGTACGGTGCCGGCCTCCTGGGCCGGGATCGTGACGTTGAATCGCGCCGGCTGTCGTGGTTGCACGCCGAGGAGGCCGCGACGATCCGCATCACGGAGCTGCGATCTGGCCCCGGCGGGGAGCTGGAGACAGCGCAGAAGGTGGCACAGATCCGCCAGGCCGCGATCGAGGCCGAATACAGGGTCACCGGCGATATGGCGCGCCAGCAGGAACAGACCGCGCACAATCAGCTCGACCTGCAGGTGCAGGCAGCAGAGATCCAGCACAAGCAGTGGACCGAGGTGCAGGGCAAGGCGAGCGGTCTGGCCCATACGCTCTTCACCTCGCCGCGCAGTTTCAACTCCAGCCTGTTCGGCACCGTGCGTGACGCGGCACTCGCGCCCGTCGAGCGCGCGCTCGGCGGCATGGTGGCGTCGGCATTCACCGGCGGCAACCCGCAGCAAGACCCGATCAAGATCGCGACCGACCTTAACACGGCCGTGACCGCGCAGAACTCGGCCGCGATGGTGGGCCTCACGGCCGTGCTCGCGGCGCAGCTGGGCATCGGTATGCCGTCGATCGCCGCGCCCTCGGTGCCAGGCCTGGGTGGCGTCGCGCTGCCGACACTGTCCACTACGGCGCCGGCCGCCAGCACGCGGGTGGGTGGCGGCGGCCTGCCTCGGTTCGCCGAGGGCGGCATCGTGACTGGCCCGTCGATCGTCGGCGAGGCCGGCCCCGAGCTGGTGATTCCCCTCGATCCCCGGTTCTCTGTCGGCGGCGTGCGCACGCAACCCTCGCGCGATTCGGCCGACAAGTATCGCGGCTTTATGGGCCTGCTGCGCGAGAGTCAGCCCGACTGGGCGAACTGGCTGGAGCCCAGGCTCAAGAAGATGTGGGGAGACTTCGACCTGGCCGGCCAGGTGGTCGGATTCGCGGCGGCGGAAGTGCCCGATGTGCTCGGCGGCGGCATAAGCCTCTCAGCGTCTGACATTCTCCGCGAGGGCATGCGGAGCAGTAAGAAGATTCCGTCGTTTGGCGCATGGCGCGAGGCGCACCCCAGGGGGGGCGTTGAGGTATTCGACTTGAGTGACATGCAGGCCGCGATCGAAGGCCGTGGCCCGCTGGACCGAAACTGGAAAACCCCGGGCGGCAAGTTCAAGCCGCCGTCTGATCGTGTCGCCGATGCCGTCAACAATCCGCGTGTCATTGACTTGCTAAAGGAGGACATCTGGAAGGGTACAAAGACGCTGGACAAAGCGCCGTGGTATGCGACCTCTCCACTCTATAAAGAGTTCATGCAAGTCTGGGGGCCGGAGGAGGGCGAGGAGAAGTTCATCCGGTTTATTGACTATATTGCCGGCACTAGCGCACGCAACCCAGTAGCATCGAACATCAAGGTCGGGAGCTGGTTCTGGAACCGTGACATCGAAGGCTTGGAGCACATGAAGCCGCAAAAAGGCTCTGGCTACGGCTCGCTGGCATCAGATACCCATTTCACTAATGCAAGACTGATCAAAGAGGACAGGTGGCGCAGTAGCGTACTTAAGAAGCCGAAGGAGCCCAGCTTTGGCGAGAACCTAATGGGTAACTTCGATCCACTAACTGCCGATGTTCACTTCACGCGGCGCGTGGGTATGTTAACCGAAGATCCGCGCTGGCTGCAGACACTGCTCGGTAAGACCGAGACGAAAAACAAGGAATTGCAGGCGTTTCTGAAAAGTAAGCGACTCCCCCGAGGGGTTGGTCAAATTCGCCCCCAGGACTTCTTTGCGAAAGGCAAGCTGACCATACAGGAGGCGCTTGAGTGGCCGACGATGTGGGAGGACGCGCCGCGCGAGAACGAGTACCCGACCTTGGAGCGCATGATGCAGAACATCGTGCGTGACATGAATGCCGATAAAGACAGGGACATCGTTGCGCATCTGGGTCGGCCACTCACTACCGCCGATGCGCAGGCCTTCATTTGGTACGCGGGTAAAGATTTCACCGGCGTGCGATCGAAGGCCGAGCCCTTCATGCAGACGCTGGGCGCGCGCATCGCGTATACCGCCGATCGCATGGGTGTCAGTCCGGATGTGATCAAGCGGTTACTGATCGAGGGCAAGATCCCACTGCTGCAACACGGTGGTGTGATGGAGCGTGACTCGATCGCAATGCTGCACAAGCAGGAGATGGTGCTGCCGCCCGACCTGTCGGTTGCGCTGCAGTCGTTCCTGCGCGGCGGCGCGAACGGGCCGGCAATGCTGGGCAACGTCGCGCGCCTGTTCCAGGGTGACTCCGGCACCACCAGCCTGAATACCCAGGCAACCATGGCGAACACCCAGGCCGTGATGGCCCTCGCGGGCATCCTGGCCTCGGGTGGTTTCGGAGGGGGCGTAGGCGCGGCGGCGCTGCCCTCGTACATCGTGAGCAGCGGCGGCGGCAATTTCTACTCGGCGATGCCGGTACCGGAAGCGGCCGGCGGCGGCATGATCACCTCGGCCGCCAGTCTCCCGTTAGCCGATCGGCCGATCAGCTCACATGCCCTGCTGGGCAGCCTGCTACGGTCGCAACGCGGCGGGCTATTCAGCAGCGGCGGACTCGGTGGCCTGAAGCAATACTTCTCGAAGGGGAACTGGTGGAACGAGGAAACGGCGGCAAACATCGCGGGCGTCAAGGGCGATATCGCCTCTGTGGCAACCAGCAAAGCCGGGCAGCAACTGATGCTGGCTGGCGGTACGATGCTCACCTCGGCCGGCGTCTTTGGCAAAAATCGCGGCACCGCGCTCGGCATCGCTGAATCAACCGGCGGCGGCGCGATGCTGGGCGCCAGCATCGGCACCATGATCGCGCCCGGCCTCGGCACGGCGATCGGCGCCGGGGTCGGTGCGGTCGTGGGGTTCGGCGTCGGGGTCGGCGAGAAGATTGCCGGCGCGGTCGCGCCCGAGGAACAGATCCGGCAGCAGGTCAAGGCGCTCTACGGTGTTGATATCCGCGCCCAGGGAGTGCTCACACAGATTAAGCAGATGGCCGACCAGCGGTACGGCGGCAGCTACTCGCTTGCCATCCACGGACCCGACGTCCGCCAGTTGATCCTCCTGTACGCGCAGAGTAAAGGCGTGAACATGCCGCTCTCCTCCACCGTGCCGCACGCCGGCATGCTGGCCGAGCAGGGCGGCCAGATGTTCCAGGAGGCCAGCTACTACAACGGCATGGCCTACACGCACTCCAGTGGCCTGCCGACGCTCGCGGGCCTGCAGACCAGCAGCTACCCGTCGCAGCCGATCGCCCTGCAGCTGCACGTGGGCGACCAGGGCGCCGCAGACTTCCTCGCCGGCCGCGTGGTGACTCCTGACTTCGTTCAGGGCCAGTGGGCGGCCGCCAACAGTGCCTCGGCCGGCCGCGCGCAGAACGCGGCCGTGCTCAATCAACCGGGGCTGATCATCTCATAGCCTATGCCTGTCTCACCTGGTAATCTCGCACTCGCGGCGCCCGTCGGGGTGCTGCCGGCAAGTCTGTGCACCGCATTCGCTGACTCGCGGAGGTACCCGATGCTGGCGGTGACATACAACGACGGCACCTTCGAGCGCTCGCTGATCGTGGATGGGGTCAACCCCGCGCGCTCGATCCGCAGCTACCACCTGGCGAAGCGGCTGTCGCGGGCGGACCTGGCGACGCTCAAGACGTTCTGGGAGGCGCACGCGGGAGGTGTACCGTTCTACTTCTACGACCCGTTCGATGTGCTGCCCGGGCGCCAGGTCGGCTCCAATTACGACGCCACAGGCGCGGCGACGCAGGGCCGCGTGACGTGCATATTCGCGAATCCGCTGTGGACCGAGACGGTCGGCATGGCGCGCGTTGATACATCGATCGAACTGCGGGAGGTTGCATGAGCGATTTACTGGGACGCATCCCCGTGCCCGTGCCAGTGGTGAGCACGGCGCCGGTATCTGCGACTGGCGCGCAGTTCCCCCTGGTGACTGAGTTCGGCTACGGCTACGTGCGGCCGGCAACATTCAAGGAGCACCAGTTCGGCGGCCAGGCGGCACTCGCCACCCAGCGGTTCTTCACTGGCTTTGGCCCGCGCAAATTTGCATTCCGCCGCGCTGCACTCAATCTGTCGAACCGGCGCGCGCTGCGTGACTTCTGGGAATCAACACAGGGCTCTTACAAGCAGTTCTCTTACGCGGCGCCGCTCGAAGACCAGACCACTCACAATTACCAGGTCGTCTTCGAGGCGCAGCCACTCACGCTGAATCAGTTGATCACCGCGTGCCAGGTCGGGTTCAACTTTGTCGAGTGTCCAGATACGTCCAGCCTGGTGCCGTACACGATCGCGCACACCTGCCTCGGCCTGCCCTCTTCTGACCTGACGACTGCGTTTCAGTCCCAGGTGCAGCAGATCATACCGCTGGTGCACATCCGGCCGCGCGAGTGCGACGCGGGCACCCTGACCGACAATATCTACCTCTCGGACCGTCGGTGCACCGTGGGTAGCCAGTTATACCTGCCGCGCATCCTGAACATCGGCGACCAGAGCAGCGGGGAGCTACTCTCGCAGGACGTCAGCGGCGCAGCCGAGAGCTTCCAACTCACCCTCGGCAACGCTGACCGCGTGATGACCAAGCTATCGAACGACACCGACCTGAAGTTCGCCAAGGTAGAGTTCTGCTTGTACCACGTGCAGTCGCAGACACTGTTGCAGCTGTGGGCCGGCTATCTGATCAGCTACCAGGCTGACGGTACCGCGCAGTTCCAAGTGCGGTGCTCCGATCGGCTCGCGATGCTGACTCACCAGTACCCGCTGCGCGATGTCTCTCACACCTGCTGGAAGACATTCAAAGATCCGGCAACGTGCCCCTATACCTCGGGCGGCGGCAATGCCTCGAAGTGCTCCTACTATTTTTCGAGCCCCTACGTGTCTGGCGATGACACGCAACCGGGCGGGTGCCACGAGCACGGCATGGATCAGTACTTCGGCGGCATTGATATCGCGCCGCAGAAGGTCACCGTCAACCCCAAGGCGAACCTGCAATTCAAACCAGGCCTGACGCCGACCTCGATCGTGGACGACGCGGTGTGGGGTAAGCCAATCCCTGAGGTCTGGATGAATGACGACGGCGACCCGACTAAGTACATGCCGACGAACTGCCTGATCGTGTCGGGCCGCGATGAGATCTCGACTACCGACGGCAGCGGCACGGGCGCCTATGCGGCGCTCGGCATCGTGGGCGATGGCCCGATCGGTGCGTACGCGCCGATTCAATTCGTGACGAATGCCGACGGGTACATCTACCTGGTGGCGCCAGAGATCGATGGCGTCACACCGCTCGGCGTGCGGGTGGACAACGTCAAGCACATCCTGATCACCGTTCCCCCGGACGGCAGTAACGGCTACCGACTCTCGGTGGGCAACGATCCGAACCCCGACCAGTTCGGCCTGATGAATGGCCCGCTGGGCCTGCGGTCCACGACCAGCGTGAACCAGCGCGCGGCTGGTACGGCATTCGCGGAGATCCGCATCCCGATCCCCAACACGGACCTCTCGGCGCCGTCGTCGCACTCGATGGTCGTGTACATCTCCAAGGGACGGGCCGGCTATACCTTCAACGCTGCCGGCAGCGCGCGGGCCTCGGTTGCCGGCATGACGAACCCCTTCTGGATCGCGGCGAACTGCTTCCTGCGGGCGATCGGGCTGTGGAACGCAGACGCGGCTACGCAGGCCGCGCAGCTGTACCTACCCTCGCTGTATGTCGGGGATGGCTCCGGCACGGCCGAGCTGGCCGACACTCCGGTTAACTCGCTCGTGGGCAGCGGTACCGAGAAGCAGTTCAGGTTCAAGGGCACCATCGGTGGCGACGGCAGCCGGCGGCCATTCCGCGACTGGCTGCTGCAGATTCTCAATTGCGGGCTCGGGTACTTCTCGTGGGAGTTCGGCCAGCTGCGTTTTGGGTGCCGTTACAACGCGGTCCCGACCGAGGCGTTCGGCCTGGGTAACATGCTGTTCCAGAGCCTGAGCCTGCAGCCGATCGAGGCCACCTTCGAGCGATTGATTGTCAATTTCGCCGACGAGGCGTACCAGTATCAGAACAACTCGGCGAGCTATGTGGACAAGACGCACGCGCAGTATTACGGCCGCAACGGCAACCCGCTCACCGCGACGCAGAATTACCTCGGGGTCGCGAGCATGTCCCAGGCTATGCGGCTGGCCGCCACACGCGCGCGCGAGGAGATGGGCGGCGTCAACCCGACCGAGTGGCTGGCCGCCCGCCAGGGCAGCTTCAGGAGCACCGTGCTCGGGCTCCGCGCGCAGATCGGCACGGTTGTCTCGATCACGCATCCGGACCTGGTGTCGACCACTTGCCCCGACGGCACGCGCAACTATCGCGTTATCGGGCGTAAGCTGATGGCCGACTGGTCGGTGGTGTACTCGATCAAGACCGTCACCGACTCGATGTATGACTTGGAGAGCGGACCCTTGCCGGCACGCGGCACACTGCCCCCGCTGCCGGTGATGTTTTACCCGCAGCCACCGGGCGCGCAGTGGGCGCCGAACCAGGCGCAGGCTGCGACCGATGATCCGCTGTGGCCAGGCGAGCACAGCTTCGACGTCGCGCAGGTCTACCAGAACCTGGCCGACGGCTCCCTGCTTGCGAAGGCAACCATCACCGGCAAGATGCCTGTAAACCAGGTCATCCCGGGTTGCGGCGCGCCAGGGATCACCCAGGGTGCAATTTCGCAATCCGCCACCGGCGGCAGCATTCAGGGCAACGCCACCCTGCGCTTGCAGGTGTGCGCCCAGGCGTCCGACGGCCGGCTCTCCCCGCCGAGCCAGGTGCTGATCGTGCAGGTGCCCGACAACAGTCTCGCCACTAACCAGGTCACCCTCACTGGCATCGAGTGGCCGGCGGCGCCCACGGGCGTCACCCTCTCGGGCTATGTCGTGTTCGCGAGCGATGCGGACGATCGTATCTGCGCCCAGCACGCCGACTCGGGCCAGCCATCCAGCATCACGCTCAACGGTCCGATCGCGCGGTCCACCTGGGCCGTGCCCGACCCCGGGCTCGCGGTGCTTGGCCTGGAGGCCAAGCACGTGCTGTACCCCGGCGTCGCCCAGGGCACGGTCGCAAGCGCCTCGGGCAGCACCGTCACCTCGCCAGATTTCGTTGGCGCCGATAGCTGGGTCAGCCGCGTGGTGTCTGTCATCGGCCGCCAGAATGGCACGGTGCCGTGGTTCTCCGCGCGCGTGACGGGCTTCGACGGAGGCGCCGGTACATTTACCCTCGACCGCGACGCCAGCGCGCTGCAGGCCGGCGATACGCTCGTGGTGCGTACCCTGGGGTACGACAACAGCAGCGCGCCGACGGCCCTGACCGACGCGAAGTATGCGAACGCGACCCAGACCAGCGGCCTGCCGGCCGGGCTCGCCGGCAACTTCGTGCGGATCATAGCCGGCACCGGGCGCGGCACCATGCCGGCCACGATCGTCTCGAATGGCGCCAACTCAATCACGCTGGACCGGCCGATGCCGATCGACGCGACCTCGGTCTGGATCATTGAGGCGCCGACCTGGGACTACTCCACCTCGGTCGCGATCGCTGCATCGAAACCGGACACGCCTGTGTCGCTGTCGGTCCCGCTGAACAACTTTGCCGGCGCCACGATGCTGATCGCTTCCACGGTGGTCAATGCGAACGGCGCCTCATCCGACGATAGCGACTCCCCGCTGCGGGAGCTGTACTTTAGTGGCGGCCAGGGCACGCGGCGGATCACCACCAGCCAGACCATGCTGGCGATCGATCGCACGATCGAGGTGGACACCTCGGGCCTGGCGGCGCCGCCGACTACGACGCTCGCGGCCAACGTCGACGACAGCACCGAGACGATCACCCTGGTTAATGGCTCGCTGACCGTCTACAACACCGACCTGCTGATCGGCACCGAGCGCATGCGCGTCCAGGGCGGCGCCGGCACGGGCACGCTGACGGTGCAACGCGGCGCCGCTGGCACGACGCCGGCCACGCACAATGCGGGCGACATAGTGCACGTGCCCGCGATCCTCACCCTGACCTGCCTGCCTGGCGTGCAGATCCCGAACGTGGAGATAAATGTCACCAAGGTTTCGGGCGATATCAATGCTGTGGACGTTGCAATGGGTGGCACCGGCTCAGATCGCGATCAGTACCCGGATGGCAGCTACGACTACATACTGCCCGATAACAGCCTGGGCGACGGCGCCATGAAGGTTCTATTCCCGGGGGCACCGGCGTAATGACCAAGCGCAGGCGAGTCGTAGTATTTAAGAGCGGTGGTGGCGGCGGCCAGGCTGGGCCGATCGGGCCTGCTGGCCCTCCGGGTCCGACCGCGACACCACCTGGCAACGTCACCCTGGGCGTGCCCTCGTGGCAGTACTCCCCCGACAACGCGACCCTGATCGTCACCGAGAACTTTACGCCCCCTTCCACCCTCGGCACATTCACGGGCGTGCACTGGTACGCCGAGGTGCCCGACCAGTCGGCCGACACCGGGCTCGCGGCCGACGGCTCCACGGCCTGGGACGGCAGCAAGTCAGCCGTGGGCAATCCGGCAGCCGACGACCTGGGCACCATCCCGTACACGGCCGGCAAGACTACCGTATCGCTGAAGATCGATGCCGCGCTGATCACGCACACCATGACGATCCGGCTGCGGGCGGCCAGCTGCTCGGACCAGGTCGAGAACGACTACGCCAGCTCGCCCAGCGTCACGCTTACCGTGGACCCACCGACCACCAAGAAGCCGGCGGCCGCGACCGCGTACAGCCCGATCGCCACCGGGCTCACCATCACCGACGGGCCGACCTATTCGCTCGTGAACAACACCTGGGTCTGGGATATTTCCTTCGCGTGGACCGACCCGACCGCCGACCTCGGATTCGGCCAGGTGCAGGGGTACGAAATCCAGTATCAGTACGATGACGGCACCATCGGCCACGCGGGGGTGATTCAAGACCCGCAGGTAGCGAGTGCCAGCTACGAGTACAGCGTGGGCGCCACTGAGACAATCCTCTGCTGGCTGGTGACGATCGGGACCGACGAGAACGGCAATCCAAAAGAGAACCCCCGGGTGCAGGGCATTACGCCGTGCGTCTCGATCACGGTCGGGCGCCCGCAGGGTAGCGCTGGCATGGAGGCCGCGCCGCTCATCAGCAACTTCTCGGCCGCGATGCTCGACATCCCCACGACCGATCCCGCGAACAACTCAGCCGACGGTGTCGAGCAGTACGCCTTCACCGGCGACTGGCTGGCGGTTGACGACGGCACCGACCCCGACATGGTCGCTATCTGGGTGTACTGGTCGTCCACGCCACCTCCGGATGGCCTGGCCGTGTCGTCGCCCGAGTTCTACGAGGTCGCGACCTACAAGGCCTCGACAGGCACCTTCCGCACGAACCCGTGGAACATCGGCACCGGCACCGCGCACCTGGTCGCACTGAGTAAGTCGCGCGACGGCTCGATCAATACCTACCGCCACGGCGTCACCCCCGAGGCGGTCGTTAACGTGGCGCCTGGCGCAGGCACCCTGAACCCGACCCGGTTCGATCCGAGCAAGTACGACAACTCCGAATTCCACGTGGTTGATGGGCGGTGGACCATCAACGGCCTCAACCTGGCTAAGTCGTTCAACTTCGATAACCAGGAGTTCCATGTAGGCAGCGACGGTAAGTTCACCGTGCTCGGGGTGGATCTTACCAAGGCATTCAATTACTCGACCGAGTTTCATATCGACAGCAATGGCAAGTGGGCTATGGCCCAGGTAGACTTCTCGAAAGGGTTTCACGGGTTCACGCTCGATGGCTCCGCGATTCCGCAGATCACGATCGCGCCAGGCGGCACGCCCATGGGGTGGATCGGCTCCGACTCCGTATCTGGGTATTCCGGCGCCTGGTTCAAGCGGGTGACTATCGGGGGCAGCTCGCCGGCCGGCGCGCCATTCTTCGCGGACAGTTCCGGCAATGTAGTCGCCACCACGCTGTACGTCACCAGCGCGGATGGCTCGGCTGGCTGGATAGGCTCAAGCGGCGGCTATACGGGCGCCTGGTTCCCTCGCGTGTTGATCGGCGGATCGAACCCAGCCTCGGCCAACTTCTTCGCGGACGCCTACGGCAACGTGGTCGCATCCACTGTCCTGGTTACTGACTCAAGCGGCACCTCGGGCTGGATCGGCTCGCGCGGCGGCTACAGTGGCGCGTGGTTCAAGCGCGTCATGATAGGCGGTACCAGTGAGGCAAATGCGGAGATCGTCGCGGACTCTGCGGGCCATGTGAGTATCTCCTCCTCGGTGTCGATCAGCGGAGCCAGTTTAAACGGAGTCATCCAGGCCGGCGGCTCGTCTCCCCTGGTTACCTACTTCACAGTCTTGGATGGCGGTAACGCTCAGGTGGTGTGGGCTGGCCGCTGGGCGGGTCAGTACGGCCTGTGGGCAAGGGAGATGTGGATCGGGGGCACCTACCCAGGAGACAGTAAGATCTCAGCCAGCGCGGGCGCCGTCGTTATCAATGGCGCGACATTTACGCTCACGGCGAACGGCATTCAGGCTACCATCAATAACGCCTATGATACTGGGACGGCTAAGTATCTCGGCTTCGTGGTGCAGACAGACCCCGCACTGGGGATAGTGTACAAGACAAAGATAGGACCGGGCGCTTTCTTTCTGGCCTCGCCAGATAACTATAACGTGATCAATTGTCAGGCTGGGCCAATCGGCAATGGCTATTACTATGGCTCACTAGGTGTGTACAGAAGCGATGGCCTGCACTACGTCAACATCGATGGTCTTAATGGGCGCGTAACCATCGATGGCAACGCAGGTCAGACGTACTCCGGCCTGGCATTGGCGACTCCTGGCGGGGGCACGATCCACCTTAGCTTTGTGGGCGGCATCCTCGCTGCGGTGTATTAGGACGTCTTATGAGCACTCAACAACCAACTCCCGATGTGATGGTTCTGACCTGCGCCAGACCGGCGACGAATGAAACTATCACAGTCACTCTCCCGCCTTCGGTGGTGGCGGTACTGCAGGCGCTGTCCGACAACGTCACGGTGCCCGATATAGCCGCCCCTGGGCAGGCCAAGAAGAAGTATCTGTATGCGGCGAACGTCATCTGGGCCGACGTCATCTCGATGCTGGTGCCGTATTGGCTGCAGCAATACGTCAGCATCCTGACGGCCGCGCAGCAGGCCCAGATCACGGCGGCCCAGTCGGGCGCCTCGCAGCAATTCCAGGCGGGTATTGCCGATATCACAGTCGTAGGTCCGTAATGAGGGAACCCTCGAAAACCATGATTGCACTGTCGAAAAGTCAGGCTGAAACTCTCCGCGCGTCGATCGCTGAGATTGAGCAGCTGGAGGCGCACCCGGTGATGGTGGCCGTCCAAGTGAAGCGGGAAGAAGTCTCCAAGTTAATCCGCATGCTCGTGCAGGATGCCGGGCAGCCACCGGAGGAGTACCGCGCTGTCGGGCTCTGGGAAGAGGACGGCACGGTATACCTCAAGCCCAAGGAGCAGCCGCAGCCGCAGCCGCAGCCGAGCCCGAAACCGAGCCCGAAACCGAGTCCGAGGCCGAGCCCGAAAGCGAAGGAGTAACAAGGCTGTGGGAAGTAACAAGGCCGTGGGATGGCCGGCATATGCGACCTGGTCGAGCGTCTGGCTCAAGCCAGGTTGCCCGCTGACGGGCAGCGACCTGGATAACCTCAGGCGTGATCTGCGCGCCTGGGGAGGCGCTGTTGATGCCAGCGATCCCACGACCGAACCCGCAAGCAAAGGAGTGAGTGAACCATGGGATGGCTAACACGTACGACCTGGTCGAGTGTAGACTGCCGGCCGACATACGACGACCTGAATAACATCGGGAAGGATCTGCGCACCTGGGGAGGCAATGTTGACGGTGGTGGGAATTCGTTAAACAATGCCCTTGTCAACATGGCCACTGGGTCAAGCTGTATCAGCACCAATACTTCTGTGTTTTCCATTATTCCCGCCGCAGGTAATGACGCTGCACTGCGCTTCTACGATGGGACTGCGACTGTAAAGTGGGATTGGTTTTCTAACGGCCACGACGGAGCCATGGGTCTGTTCGACCGAAAGACGGGTAATTGGAGAATATATTCCCGACCTTACAGTGCGGATGGGACTGGGGTAGCGTCTATCACATTTCTGGGTAACGCAACGGGTGCAAGCGGAACCTTTACCGGCGGCCAACCTCTTGTGAGGATAGAAGCTACTGGGGGCTGGTCTGAGCCTAGATTAGATTTCGCCGAGTCCTCTGCCCCGGGTGATCAACCCATCTGCGCAGTTGCGGCAAAGAATACCGCCGGTGGCGCGGGCCACATGATCTTCATGACCCGCCAGATCGGCGGTGCGATCACAGAGAGAATGCGTATCCTGGATACCGGCTATGTAGGTATTGGCACGGCTCCGGTTACGGGCAATCCCCAACAACCATTCCACGTGTGCGGGCCGTGGTCCAATCCCGTGAACAGCGGGTCCGTTCAAAGTAGCATTGTGACTATCGAGGCGTCTATAGGTGGCAATTGCCTATTTATGGGGATCACGCCAAATTCCCCGGGTCCGATTGCTGCATGGATACAGTCTGGTAATGCCAATCCTGCTCTTAATGCTTGGTATCCGATACTCTTGAATCCGCTTGGTGGACCAGTCGGTGTTTATACCATGAATCCGGTGCTCCCATTCGCTGCTTACGGTTCGACGTACGGCCGTCCAGCCAACAGTGGAGTAGGAGCAGACGGCACCCTTAGAGTGGGAACCGCAGGCCACGGCGAATGCGTTGATGTGGGCATCCTGGGAGGGGGTGCGTGGCTGCAAGCCAGGAGCACCGTAGATTATGGTACGCACTATAACCTGCTGCTTAACCCGAACGGCGGCAACGTAGCTATTGGGGCCAACAATGCACAAGCCCAGCTTTATGTATACGGGACTGGGCAGGCTAATAGAGCACTCGACACCACAGTTCCTTTAATCGGTGGAGCTTTGACCCTCCAGGACAGTGGTGGCGGTTTGAATAATGGCGGGGCTCTAATTTTCGGCGCAAATCAGGGGAATTTTGCTGCCATTAAAGGCGCCATTCAGAACGGCGGGGTTAATACGACGGGACTACTTTCATTCCAGCTCCGTAGTATAGCGACCGATGCCTGTCTCACTGAAATCATGACTCTTGACCCTGCGGGTATCTGCCTTTACAGTATTCCGGCGGGTAACCCCGGAGCAGGAACGAAAAGGCTCTGGTACGACCCCGTGACCAACCATGTGATGTACGCGCCCTAGCGATTGTCCCCTCCCTGGGCGATGAGAACCAGGTATGAAGCCATCAATCGGAAGACTCGTTCATTTCGTACAGAAGACACACGTTTACGGCGCGGATAAGGTAGTCCATTTGCCCGCGATTATCGTTGCGGTGTGGGGGGACACCTGTGTGAACCTCCAGGTGTTCACGGACGGCAGCAACAGCGAACCGGATACCGCGCCGAACGCCAATCATCCATCGGTTAAGTGGGTCACGTCAGTCTCCTTGGATGAGAGCGACAATCCGCAATCATACACTTGGCACTGGCCCGAAAAGGTGTAATCCAGTGACCCCCGACCGCGACCAGTGGCTGCACGCCATCGCCGCGTGTGCCGTGCAGTTGGAACGACAGACTAAATGCCCTGCGCCGCTGATGGTGGCGCAGGGCGCCGTCGAGTCAGCCTGGGGAGAACGCCCCATCGGCAAGGCGAACTACTTCGGGATCAAACGCGCTGCCCGCCACACGCAGTGGTGCACGGTCCTGACCCGCGAGGTCATCCACGGCCAGTCGGTCATGGAGCACCTCGAATTTGCGGACTACGACAACCTGGAGGCTGCCTGTGCGGACTTTGCCTGGCTTATCACCCGGAGTGCGGCATACGCGCCCGCGTGGCAGCGGTACCAGCAGACCCGCGACCTGGACATGCTCATCGCGGCCGTGGCTCACAGCTACGCTACCGACCCCGGGTACGCGCGACTGGTTGGCGAAGTTGCGCACCAGGCGAACGTGCGGGGGGCGATCGAGGCGGCCGCCGAGGTGGTCGCATGACGATTGAGCGGCTGAGAGTCGTGCTGTGGTGCGTCCTGTTGGCCTCGCTGATCTGCCTGGTGGTGCAAGTCATCCTGTACCTGCGCGACGCAAGGCTCGCGGCCCAGGCGCTGCCGGCGGCCATCTCTCGCGAGATTGCTACGACCCGCACGGACCTGCTGCGCGAGATCGCGGGCGTACGGGCGGATCTGGTCGGTCAGGTTGCAGGCGCCCGCCAGGATGCCGGCCGGCAGCTCGACGCGCTGCGGGCCCAGGTGATGGCCCGGGTCGACCAGGCTGGCGCGGCGGCCGATCGCCGGATGGGCGATACGTTGGGTCGTGTCGACGCGGCCCTGGTGGAGGTGCACGGCCTGCGCCAGGATCTGCAGCCCGTGCTCGCCAACGCGGCCAGCCTGGAGGCTGACGCCCAGGCCTCCTGGGACGATCTCTACCCGGACGTGCGCGGCACGGTCGCCTCGGTCACAGTGGCGGCCACCAGCACGGCGCAGACGGCCCAGGTGGTGCGGGACGCGAGCAAGCAGGTCGGCGCCTCGGCGGTAGCGGTGGCTGACGACGTCCGCCGCGAGGTGGACGCAGCGACCAAGCCCAAGCACTGGTACGAGCGCATGCTCGGGCCGGCGTACACGATCGCGCGCGTCCTGGGGGTGTTCCTATGAACGCAAGCGAATTGAAAGACCTCGGCTCCACGATCGCGGGCGGCGGCGCCGGCATGGGCCTGCTGCTGACCGTGCGCTGGGAGTTGATACCGTGGGGCCTCGGCGAGCCCCTGAAGGTCGCCGTCGCGCTGGTCCTGATTGCGGCCGGCTATGCAATGTACGGAAAGAGGAACAGCCAATGAACGATATAGCTCCGATCGCTGCGGCCGTGGTGTCGCTGGCGGGCAGCGTTGTGGTCGGCCTGGTGGCCTGGGGTTGGCGCGGCGAGGTCAGCACACTGCGCGCGGAGCTGGGCACGGTACACGCGCAGATGGAAACCCTGCGCGCCGAGGTGCGGGCCGCGATCGCCGAGGCCGGCGTGCAGTTCTATCGGCAGGTGAACGGGACGTACACAAAGACCACGCTGTGTGAGGCCGTGAGGGAGGGCATCACGGACCGGATCGATAGGCTTGAGGATCGCGTGAACCAGAAGCCCTAATTCCCGAGCGCGATTTCGAAGTGCTCACCCGTCGCGAGATCCCGCCAGCCCTCCTCCGTCCAGGAGGCCAGCACCACCACCAGGCCTAGTTCCAATACTGTTCACTTAACCCAATGCGTCGAGAGCATGCATCCGGTGGGAGTAATCTCCCAGAAGGCCGTCTCGGGCCAGTCTCAGAACCGGCAACCTGCTGTTGCAGTCCAAGTGAACTACTTGTGAGTTGCGGGCGGGCCATTCGAGGCTTCGGGGAGGGCCTTTTTTACCTTTTGATCCGCGAGAAACTTTAGAAACAGATCCGTATATGTGTTTTTGGTGGATATATGGGTTGATCGATATCACCCGCGCACCACCGATGCAAAATAGACCCAATTTGACCCAAGATTTGATGTCGTGCTAGACAGAAAGAGCCGATAATCCTGTTCGCATCTGACAAAGTTGCATATGCTGACGTTCAACTACGAAGTGAGAATGACGGACCTGGCAATTGTCTTTGCCACTCTTGCCGGACCAATCCTTGCCATTCGAGTCCAGAAGGCCATCGAACGATGGCGCGCGGAGAACGAACGTCGTGACAGGATTTTCAAGATGCTCATGG